ATGCGAGCTGCCATATACGCCCGGATCAGCGCTGATATCGACGGCAACAGCGTCGGTGTCGATCGGCAGATGGCCGCTTGCCAGGCCCTGGCCAAGAAGGCCAAGCACCGCGTCACCGAGACCTTCACCGACAACGACATCTCGGCGTACTCCGGCAAGGTCCGCCCCGGCTTCGAGAAGCTGCTGGCCGCGATGGCCCGCAGTGAGTTCGACGTCCTGATCGTCTGGCACGTCGATCGGCTCTATCGCTCCATGAAGGATCTGGAGCGCATCATCGACGCCGCCGAGTCCGGAGCGGTCCAGATCCAGACCGTCGAGTCCGGCAACATCGACCTCACGACGTCGGCAGGCAAGATGGTCGCCCGGATCCTGGGATCGGTCGCCCGGCAGGAGTCCGAGCACCACGCCGAGCGACGCCGCATCGCCAACAAGGACCGCGCGCTGGAGGGCGAGTGGCGCCGGGAGGGATCCCGTCCGTTCGGCTATCTCAACGACGGCACACCGCTGGAGCCTGAGGCCTCGATGATCCGGCTCGCCGCGACCGAGATCCTCGGTGGCAAATCACTGCACGCCGTCGCCCGCGAGTGGAACGACTCGGGAGTGACCACGGTGCGCGGTGCCCGGTGGACCAACCTTCACGTCCGCCGGGTCCTGACCAATGCGCGTGTGGCCGGTCTGCGCGTGCATCGTGGCGAGATCGTCGGCACGGGTAAGTGGGAGTCCCTGATTCCGGAGACCACCTGGAGAGGACTGGTTGCCTTCCTCTCCTCCCCCGAGAGGAAGAACGCCGTGTCCTTTGAACGTCGCTATCTGCTGTCCGGTGTGGCCCGGTGCGGGGTCTGCAAGAAGCCGCTGTATGCCGCCTATCCCCATGGCCGCGACCGGGCGATGATCTATGTCTGCAAGTCCGGATCGCACGTAGGCCGCAACGGCGCCGACCTCGATGAGTTCATCGAGCGCACGGTGGTTGCCTACCTCGGCGGCGAGGGTGTCGGCAGGGATCTGCGCAACGCCGAGAACAACGTCGACATCGCCGAGCTGCGAGAGAAGCGGGACGCCTGGTGGCCACCAAGGACCAGCTGGCCACTCTGCTGCGCAAGGGCATCTTGGACATGGCCGCTGTCGAGCGGGAGTCCGCCGTCCTGACTGCCGACATCGAGGCCGTCAATCGGCAGATGGCCGACGCCGTCGAGATCCACCCCGTGGCCGCGCTGCTGGCCGCTGACGGCGAGGAGCCCGGAGACCTGGACGGGGCCAAGCTCATCGAGCGCTGGAAGGCCGCGACGCCGGACCGGAAGGGCAAGATCATCAAGGCCCTGCTGCTCATCGAGGTCAATCCGACCAAGCGCGGAGGGCGGGTCTTCGACCCCGATTCTGTCGACGTCGAGTGGGTCGACTACAGCCCGAAGGCGGCTGTCTCCGCAGGCTAAGTGCTACAAAGCTTCTCGCGGACTATAGGTCCGCTGTAGGCCGAAACATCAAGGCCCCCAGATCATTCCGCTCTGGCATAGTTGCGCTATCCCCACCTAGCAGCCTATCGTTGCAGGTGGGAGCCCTCACGGGGGCAACCAGATCGTCCAGGCCGAGATCGTGCCGGTGGGTACTGGACGGCGTGATTCTGAGACCGAGCACAGCATCCCGTCCCTGCTGTCCTCGGAGATCCCCGTGTCCTATGCCGCAATGCACGAACACCGTGCCCGCGTCGCTGCCCTGACCCGCAGCCGTACCCCCGACGATCCAGCTCTTCTCGACGCCCGCGCCAAGATGCGCGAGGAAGCTCTGGTCAACGCCATTGAGCGCGCTCTGGCCAAGGCGCCACCGCTGACACATGAGGTCCGCTCGCGGATCGTCGGCCTTCTGTCGCCGGAGGCCTGACTCCGGTGACCATCCACTCCCGAACGGTGCAGTGCCGCAGGGAGCTTCGTTGCAAGTCGGTAGACAGTTCTGCCGCACTGACCAAGGCAAAAGTGTGCCGCCCTTCAGTCCGCAGGCCCATCGGGTCCTGCAGTCACCGAATGCGAGCACCCAGCATGACCGAAGCACCATCCACCACTGAGATCTGGCTCCCCGTCGTCGGATACGAAGGCCTCTACTCGGTCAGCTCACTCGGCACGGTCCGCAGTGAAGCCCGGACCGTCCAACTGAGCAACGGCTTCACCCGCAATCTGCCGACCAGGATCCTGTCCGCAGCCCCCAACGGCGACGGATACCCGACGGTCAACCTGTCCTTCCCGGGGCAGCCGTCCCGGACCCTCTACGTCCACGATCTGGTCCTGGCCGCGTTCGTCGGTCCCAAGCCGAACGGCCAGGAAGCTCGACACCTCAACGATTCAAAGTCCGACTGCCGCCTGAGCAATCTGGCCTACGGCACCCGCAGCGACAACCAGCGTGACGCCGTCCGCAACGGTCGCAACCACCTGGCCCGGCGCACCCGGTGCCATCGCGGGCATGAGTTCAGCCCCGGCAATGTCCGTCGCTACCCGAGCCGCCCAACCGTCCGCGTCTGCATGGCTTGCGACGCCGATCGTCAGAACCGCGCCAAGGAGGCCCACCAGTGAGTCAGTGTGCGATCTGCAGCGCCGAGCTGCCTGACCTGTACCTCTGCAAGAAGCACATCCGGCATCTATCGAAGGCCCTCACCCAGATCCCCTGGCTGCTCGACCAACTGGAGGTGACCATCACCAAGCAGGACCGGATCAACACCGGCTCAGTCCGCAAGAGCAAGAGCGAGCAGGAGACCCGTTCGGTCCTCAACCTCGGCGCTTCGAATCTCAAGAGCGAGGTCGACATCCTGCTTCAGCGCTGGGTCGGTCTACTGGTCGGCCAGCACGGCCTGAAGTTCCTCCCGGACACTCGGGTCCCCTTCGACTTCATCGGGCCGCTACCGCTCGGCTGGGACCGCCTACCGGCTGGCTGGAAGATCACACCGGCCAAGTACGCGATCTGGTTGGCCCACCACGTCAACACCATCGCTGGCCGCGAGGACGTCCGGGACTTCTATCACGAGATCCTGGGCCTGGTCATCGATCCCGATCACGAGAAGGCCCCACCGGGTCGTCTGGTCGCCGAGATCAACAAGAAGACCAAGGTCTTCGCCGGTGCCTGCCCGACCCGCGTCGGATACGACGACGAGGGTGCTCCGGTCGAGTGTGGCCGGATCCTCTACGCCCACAACGAAGCCGCAGAGGCCTACTGCGATCCATGCCAGAAGGCTGGTCGTCCCTACACCGTGGACGCCCACCAGAACCGCGTGCGCTCGATGCAGAGCCGAGACCTGCTGACGGAGAAGGGACTTCTGGAGGCCATGGACGTCCTGGAGGAACACGTGCCCAGGGTCACGCTTTATAAGTGGCTGGAGGAGAAGCGACTTCACATCAGGGGATATCTGCACGACGGCGAGATCGTCCCGCAGAAGATCCGCCATAGCGACCCCCGCGTGATGTCTCTGTCGCAGGCCCGCTCACTGTTCGCTCAGCACCAGATGGCCGAGGCCGCATCATGATCGACCAGGGACCGCCGACCGACGAAGAGCGGGAGATGACGAAGGGCATGCCGCCTCATATCGCCGCCGGATTCATCGCTGCCCGACGTGGCGGCGACGTCCGGGGGATGTACGCCCAGGAGAAGCGCCTGGCCGACCTGAGCGACCAGCTGCAGGACCTCATCCGCGAGAAGTTCAGGAGGCCCGGTGAGTAACGACGCCATCCTTCACACTGCCGCTCTCGTCATGTCCAGCTGGGCTCTGGGGATCTCGATCGGCGTCGCTCTGCGCGGGAGGCGCCGGTGAGCACGCGACGCGGTGACGTCGCCACCCTCGACATCGACGTCCGCCCCAACGATCTCCGGCTCTACCTCAAGGCCGACGGAATGCCGGTAGCTGACTGGTCCTGCCCGCCCGACATCGCCGACCACCTAGCAGCTCGGCTACAGGAAGCCGCGCGGCAGGCACGCGCGATGAAGGGGGCCAGGTGAGCATCGCACTCGCATACCGCACCGACCGCCCTACGCTCCAGCAGCAGATCCGCGCTGCCGGACCGAGGCCCGAGGTACCCCAGGATCCCGTAGAGGGCTCTGATTGGGCTTCAGCCCTTCGTAGCCTGCCCTGGCCGGTGTCCGACATCGAGGGCCTGCGAGGCGGTTTCACGCTGCCCAAGCAGCCCCACACCTATCGAATCGCCACCCAGGAGCGTCCGGTCTTCCGGTTCTGGGCCGAGGACGCTGAGGGCAACGGCCTGCGGATGATCCAGGGAGCTGCACGGGTCCGGGACATCACGGTGAAGCAGACCGGCGACATCATCGAGTACACCGTCACCGCTGACATGTGCCCTCCGCTGTATCAGTACCTGATCCCGGACGAAGCCCTCGATCCGCTGGCCGCGACACCGATGCCCGACGACGTCGAGCCGCCGGTGGAGGCCAAGCAGACGGCGCCTGAGATCGTCCAGGCGGAAGCCGATCTCGGCGAGGGCTTCCAGCTGCTGGGCTACGTCTGCGAGGACGCGCTGGAGATCGAGACCAAGGTGGAGGTGGACACCCGCTGGGGTCGCACGGCCAAGGTCCGGGAGGACGTGACGCTGGAGTTCACCGCCTTCGAGGTCGGCCCGGCCTTCGAGAAGCTGTTCCGGCCATGACCATTCCCGAGGGCACCCTGGTCGGTGTCATGGTCGGCGGCAAGCTCTACGTCGAGCCGTTTAGGGCACACCCGCAGGTCCCGCCGATCGACCGTTACCTCCGGACGCTGCAGCAGATCGCCCAGACAGTCGATGAGCTGACCGCACCGCCGAAGCCTCGCCGCTGGTGGCAGTTCTGGAAGGCCCGCCGATGAGTGACCCGGAGGATTACCCCAGGTCAGATACCCTATATCCAATGGAGGGTATCGATTACCCCAGGTCAGATACTCCGCTTTCAATGCGGAGTATCGAGAATCCCGATCTGGCCCTGGCCATCGACCGCGCCATCGACGCTGCCATCACTCACACCGTCGAGACAGTCACGGCACTGGTGCTCTGTGGTGACTGGGCCAAGTCTGATGCCGCCTATCTCGACATGGTCGGAGCCCTAGCAGTTCTCAAGTGGGAGCTGGAGAAGCCGAGAGCAGAGGCCCCCTCTAGTCCGTTCACCATCACCCCGATCCTGGCGCTCCGGCCAGGACGGTGGATATGACCCTGCCAACGACACCGCGAGATCCAGGAATGTCTGAAGGGCAACAACGTCCTTCGTGACGAAGGGAAACCGATCACCATGAGCACCATCGAACTGGACTGGATCGTCTGGGGCTTCCGCAACGACGAGATCACCTCGGGCATGGCGCAGATCGCCGAGTATGAGACCGCTACCCGGTACTACTCCGCACTGGTCGCCGAGTCGGTCAAGCGTCCCGGCTCCTGGCTCCTGTCGATGACCGATCACACTCCGCTCTACTACGCCTCGGAGGACGACGCCAAAGCTGCTGCCGTGGAGTACTTCTCAACCCTGTAGTCAGCCTGTAGAAGTCATCAGCGCACCTACAGAGAACGTCAGAGTAAGTGAAATCGAGTCTCTCCCAGGCGATTCCGCACTCCGACCAGCGAGCTAGACTCAGAAATGGATGAAGCCCCGACAACTCTGCCGGGGCTCCACCAAAAGTCCATCCACCCAAGAAGGACACCCACAACCGAAGTGCCAGCAGCATCTTCAGATTGAAAAGGTAATTCCATGATAACAGCCAACAACATTCGACACCTACGGGTAGTCCAGCCAGGTGAGCTGAGCCCCGAGCACCGGACGGCGATGGCCGACCAGTTCGGTAAGAAGGCCCCGGCGGTCTACGAGTTCCTCTGGGGTCAGGACGATCCCGATGTGGTGATCACTCACACCGAGGTGGCCCAGGCCATCGGAGCCAGCATCAGCACCACTCAGCGAGTGCTGAAGAAGCTCACCCAAGCCGGTCTGGTGATGGCCAGCAGGGGCCAGTACGGCAGCACCTTCAAGGCCGTCTCGATCGGTCAAAACCCAATCCAGATCGGTCAAAATCCAGATCGGTCAAATTACCCCCTAAGGTCCTCCTCCTATCTAGAAGTAGATAGAGAAGAAGAGAGTTCTGTTCTTCTTGATTCCTCTCTAGATGAAGATGGCCAAGGGGGCTCCGCCCCCGGGCCAGGCTCCGCCGGTCTCAAGCTCTGGACACCGACCTCGACTCCGCCTCTGGCTTCTGGCCGTCGGCTCAACATCTTCAGCACCGAGATCTGGGATCTCCTGGGCTACTTCGAGGGCTTCGTTGCTCCCCGGGCCAAGCGCAAGCTCACCGATCGCAACCGGAAGGGCTGGATCTCCTCGGCCACCTTCCTCCTAGTCCACGACCGCCGTCCGGTCGAGGAAGTGGCCCAGGTGATCTCCTGGGTCTTCGAGTGCAACGACGGCATGCTCCCGGCCTCCATCAAGGCCAAGGAGCGCAGGATCACCCGGATCGACCAGATCCGCTGGAACTACGACCGACTCCTGGAGGCCATGGGCATGAAGCACGGCATCGAGGCACCGGAGTACCCGGACCGCAAGCCCCGCGAGTATTACGACGGCGTCGGCTTCGAGGCCGAGGACAAGGTCGAGATCCTGGTTGGCCTCTGGACCCGCAAGACTCGACTCTGGCGCCACGTCGAGGCTTCTGAAGGCGATCTCCGATCCTGGGCCAAGAGCTTCCGGATCGCCATGGCCAACCGTCAGATCCCCTTCGAGGACCTTCACCGCGTCGTCAGCGCTCTGGCCAACCCACAGATCGAGATGGCCGACCGCGACCGCTATGTCGATGCCATCCAGTTGTTCGGTCGGAGTGGACGTGAATGGGAGATGATCCGCGACCAGGCCACGATCGCCACGCTCCGCCATCAGCAGAAGACCGGCCAGCCCCTGGACGACGTCGTGATCCCCCTGCAGCCCCGCGAGCCCATCCCGGCCAAGAAGAAGCCCGCCCCCGCCTCAACGTGGCAGAGCTTCGCCACGTCGCTCTGAGACCCAAAGGATCACCCATGCCCGTTCGTCGCTCAGCGTGGCTCACAGCCCCGGCAATCGCTACCTGGAACCGACTGGTCTGCCGGTGGTTCGGCCACCGGCTCCACTTCTCCGAGTACGACCCGATCGCCATCTCTCACGTGATCCGCTGCCGCAGGTGCGGACTCAAGAGGTGGCCGACACTGACGGCCCTGGACTATCCGGACGACCTGAGGCAGTTCCTCATGGTGGACTCCTGGTCCTCGCTGAAGCCCGAGCACATCGGGCCATGCTCGCAGTGTGGCCATGCGCTCCGGGCTGGGGACTGGATCACACCCGACGGCGATCACCTCCACTGCCCGGTCTCTGCAGGAGCCGATCATGAGAGCTGAGTTCGTCGCCGAGGGTGAGCCCAAGCCCCTGCAGACCATCAGGCCGCTGGTTGTGGTCGACCGCGCGGGCAGGCGTCACCTGTACGTCACGCCCGTGCTGATCCACGACGAGATCTGGGGTCCCTCCATCGAGCGAGAGCCCCAAAGCCCTACAGCCCGCCTGTAGCAACAAAATTCAAGGAGATCACCATGTGCCCTCACCTTCACCCAGAGGTCCACGTCCTCGGCCAGTCCACCTTCATCTACTGCTCGGACTGCCGGGAGATAGTCGACGCCGATCTCCCGCTCTTCCTCAAGACCGCCTGAAATGTGCACGGCGCCACCCTGATCCAGACCCCCTGCCTGGCCCATACGTCCCCTGACCTGGTATTATGGTGATTGTTCGGGCCAGAAGTGTCTTCTCAGGCCTGTTTTCCCAGCTCAGACCCCCTTTTGCTACCTCAGCCCCCGGCTACGTGCACGGGGGCTTTGTGCTGTCAGGAGGCCGAAAGATGCCTTCGCCCAAGCCCATGCGATCCCTTTATCGCCGGATGCACTCGGCCTCAGAACATCTGAGGTTCGCCCGTGACATCGGCGACCGAGAGCTGGTCGCGTTCTGGTCGGCCAAGATGGACGGCCTCCTCGACCTGATGCTCGAAGAGCGCGCGAAACCTGTAGCAGCCCTACAGAAGACGTAAAGCAACTTTTTCAAGGAGGCTCTCCGTGGCCCTCACTCAGTTCCCGGTCACGGGCACCTTCCAAGCAGTCATCTCGGACAGCTCCGACGCCGGAGGCGAGTCGGACGTCCAGAACATCAGCAGCACCGTCTGGTTCACTCCGAGCGTCCAGCAGGTCTATTCGGCTTCCGAGGGCAAGGTCATTCGCCTTGCTCCGGTCCGAGCCCGAACCAATCCCGACGACGGGATGCTCCGCACTATCGATGGCAATACGGTCAGTCTGATCTCGAACAGCGCAGCCCTGGGGCTCGAAAATTTGTACTGGACTGTAACTTTCAGCAATGTGGTGTACGACCGCGCTGAGCGGGAGATCACTAGCTTCACCTTCGAAGCGCCTCAGGACTCGACACCGGTGGACCTAGCAACGGTCGCCCGAGTCGTCCTCTAGCCCCAACCAAGTAGAACGCCCCAGCAGCCGCGCCAACGGCCCTGGGGCATGGCCGATCTGAATCTGAAGGAGATCGACATGGATAAGCCTACTTGCTCCGTGCCTGACTGCAGCAATGCGGTTCTGGCGCGAGGCTTCTGTAACCGTCACTACAAGCGGTTTCGGACCTATGGCAACCCAGAGCGAACCAACAAGCGAGTCAGGCCATCTTGCAGGGTCTCTGGCTGCGAGAGTCCACATAAGGCCCACGGCTATTGCGGTCTCCACAACGCCCGCATCGGCAGGCACGGAACGACTGAGCTGCCCTCTCGCGTGAGGTCGGTTTGTTCCGTTGTCGGCTGCGACAAGACTTCTGAGGTCCGGGGTTGGTGCAACGGTCACTACCTCCGGGTCCTCCGATACGGAGATCCCTTGATCGATCGCACGGTCCGGGGCTCCGATAGCCCGCAGTGGATCGGCGACAACATCAGCTACTTCGGCCTTCATGTCCGCATCAAGGTCGACCGTGGCCGCGCGGCGGAACACGATTGCGTGGACTGTGGCGGCCAGGCAGCTGAGTGGTCCTACGACCACACCGGAGTCGATGAGAAGGTGAGCGATACCGGAATGGCCTACAGCACCGACACCGCGCAATACAGCCCGCGCTGCAAGCCATGTCACGGCGCTTTTGACAGCGCACAGAGGGCATCTGCATGACCTTCCGCGTTGGCATCGTCGCTCATACCGCAAGGTTCGCCAACGCCGAAGCCCTGTCTCGAACCACCGACGCTGACTTCGTCAACTACGACACCGGAGTCCGTGGTTGCGAGGGCAACCACAGAGACGCCCTGGAGCGTCTCCATCGCAATGCGCGCGGAGCCCAGTGGCTGGTCATCCTCGAAGATGATGCCGTCCCGGTAACTGGATTCAGGGATCAGCTCGACGCCGCACTTATAACCGCACCGGCCCCGATCGTCTCGCTCTACCTCGTCGCTCCCGGCCTCCCCAGTGGCAGCCTCGGATCTCCGACGCGATCGAGAAGGCAGACGCCAACGACGCCAGCTGGATCCTCAGCGGGCACCTGCTTCACGCCGTCGGCTACGCCGTCCGGACCGAGCTGGCCCCGAGTCTCCTCGGCCATGTCACGGATCTGCCTATCGACCAGAGCATCTCGGTGTGGGCCAGACACCAGGGCCACCAAGTGGCCTACTCCTGGCCATCTTTGGTCCAGCACCAAGACGGCCCGACACTCATCAGTCACCGCGACGGCCAGCCTCGGCCCCCGGGACGCATCGCACACCGCACGGGCACCAGGGAGACCTGGACCAGCGACAGTGTCGCCCTGTAGCTAACTCCCCCAGAGCCCAATCTCACTATTACCGCAGGTCATAGGCTCGCCGGCATAGACCGCGGGCAAACCTACCGGAGGTCCGATGGCCTGGCAGAACGGCGGAGCTGGCTCGAAGATCCCGGCCAAGGTCAAGCGCACCGTCCGGCACCGGCAGCGCAACCAGTGCGCTGTCTACGACATCACCGTCTGTACGGGACAGATTGACGCCATCGATCACGTGATCAACGTCAAGACTCTGGGACTACCTCGCGCCGAGACGAATACGGACTTGGAAAACCTGCAGGGGCTATGCCTGCCGTGTCACAAGAAGAAGACCTCGGCTGAAGCCCATGCCGCCAAGCGTGCCAAGCGCTTCCGTAAGCCCCCGATTCATCCGGGGCTCTACATCCCAACCAAGGAGTAACGCCATGGCTGCACGTGGCATCGACCTGGAGATCCTCGAAACCGGCACCAGTCACCTCGGTGTCATGCCGGTAGTCCTGGCTCCAAACACGGTGAAGATCAACGGCCAAGAGGTCCTGGTCCCTCAGGACTCGACCATCGAGATCTCGCCGATTGACAGCAACAGTGTGGTCACAGCGACCATCACGATGATGGTCCGCTCGCTCCGGATCGCTACGGAGCCCTGACATGCCGGATTACATCAGCCACCGTCCGGGCTTCGTCTACCGCCTCGGTTGTGACCCGACCCCGGCGCCACTGTCCGAGATCCGCCGACGCTTCCCGGTCTTCCCGCCCTCGCGATGGAGGACCCGTACCGAGGACCTCAAGAAGCTCTTCAGCACCGAGGAGGACTGATATGGCTACCGTTTCGCCCTCCTGCCTCTGCGGGCACGAGCAATCCGAGCACCTGAACAACACCGGCGAGTGCGTCGAGCCGACGCACCGGTGCCAGTGCGGTCAGTACTTGGAGCTTTGCCCGAGCTGCAATCACGCCAAGTACGCCCACAACGGCGCTGTCGATGGTCATTGCACTCGAATCACCTTGGCCACCAACCGGCCATGTGGCTGCAAGCACTACACCGAGGAAGCCTGACCATGCCAGTCCTCTACTCGGCCATGCTCTTCCAGCCCGGCGCCCTGCCGGACGGCATGCTCGAAGAGATCCGGCTGGACACCCTGCGCACCGACGCCCTGACTCAGGGCCTGGACCCTGAAGCGGTCTCCGGCCTGACCCTGGTCTTCGAGGCTCCATCGAGGACGCCCAGTCCAGCGAGGCTCCCGAGATCGCCGACAACGTCCCCGACTTCCTCCGTCGAGGCGACTACGACGCCAAGGCCATGGCAGGCATGCGCCTGGCAATCCACTCTGCTCACACCACCGAGGACGACCAGTGAAGATCCCCGGCCTCCCAATGCCGTTCGACGCCGAGAAGCTGACCCAGCTGCTGGAAGAGCTGGTCGACAACACCCGTCGCATCGCCGATGAGCTGACTCTGGCCAACGATGCCAAGCACCGCAACCACGTCCACGTAGACACCACCATCCTGGCCACCGCCGTCCACGACGCTGGTCCATCAGAGGACTGATGGCCACCACCAACCCCCGAGACTGCAACCTCTGCATCACCAACGAGTGCTGCAACGGCAAGGCCATGCTGGTCGGCAAGGAAGTCCCGGGCATTGGCACCGCCTTCGACTGCGAGCACTGCGATCGAGTGCCAGCCAAGGTGACACCCAAGGAGATCCACTGACATGACTCAGCATCAGATCCGCATCAACGGTGAAGAGGTCCTCCTGCCTGAGGACACTCGCATCGAGATCCCTTGCCAGGGTCGGACAGAGGTCTACTCCGATGACGGTGTCATCACCGTCAAGCTGAGCAAGCCGGAGCCCATGCCCTTCCTGGATCTCTTGGCCGACTGCTCGCCTGAAGAGATCAAAGCCTTCGAAGCCACCTTCGTCTGACCACAAGGAGATCCACTGATGGCTGACGATCCTCTGGTCTCGTCTCAGTTCGCAGTGAGGTACGCCAACCATCGCGCCAAGGGCAAGGCCATCCAGCTCGGCAACTACAGCACCGAGGCCGAGACCACTGACATCGCCCGCGATCTCAAGAGACAGGGCTATGAGCCTGAGGTGATCACTAGGACCGTCACGGTGACCTATACCGATTGGGCTCCGGTCACCACTGCCAAGGAGATCAGCCTGAGTCGACCGATCACCGGTTACACCAACGGCTTCTGTCGGTTCTACAACGGCTGACCCCCCGGCCATCTTTCACCAGAGAGCGGCTCTTCCACGGCCTACATAGGGCCTACCCGCCTGTACACATCAGCAGACCCCTGGGGGAGTACCCCGTCCGGCAGTCACCGCAGGCCACGGCCTACATAGGGCCTACCCGCCTGTACACATCAGCAGACCCCTGGGGGAGTACCCCGTCCGGCAGTCACCGCAGGCCACGGCCTACATAGTCTCCCGGCGCGCGTACGGATAAGGGGCCTCAAGACCCCTGTAGGAGGCACGCAGATGGCTGTACCTGGCCGTAAGCCAAAGCCTTCCGGCATGGCAGTCCATCGCAACAAGCCCGCCCAGGACTGGACCGAGGTCGAGGACAAGCCCTTCGACGGTGGCCCCCGTCTGACCGGCCTGCGCGCCAACGGCGAGGACTGGCCCGACCGGACCCGTCAGAAGTGGCAGGTCTGGCGACGCATGCCGCACTGCATCCTCTGGACCGAGTCCGACTGGGAGTTCGCCTTCGACACCCTGGAGCTGGTCGCCCGCTTCCACTCCGGAGGCGGCTCGATCTCCCTGATCGCCGAGATCCGGACCCGCGAGAAGCTGATGGGCACAACGCTGGACAGCCGCCGCGACCTCCGCATCCGCTACATCGAGCCGCAGAAGACCGCCCCGCTGGCCGTGGTGAAGAACGTCGATGACTTCCGAGACCTCTGACCTGACCGAGGTCACCGAGCTACCGCCTGGCTACTGGGTCGACCCCAGGACCGGCGCCTGGTGCTCGATCCCCTGGCCGACCGATCCCGAAGAGCGCCAGCGCATCGCTGATAACAGCCTCGGCCCCCTGCTCATCCGCTGGGCCGAGAATCGCCTGACGCCTGAGGAGTTCGAACAGTTCGGCCCCGGCCTGATCCATCCGGACACCGGCGAGGACTGGCGCTTCACGCCGGGCCAGAAGCGGTTCCTGATCCTCTGGTACCACTTCGACGCCAACGGGATCTACACCTACCGGCGCGCGGTGAAGCGTGGCAGCAAGGGCACGGGCAAGGATCCGATGGCTGCCGCCCATGGCAACTGCGAGCTGGCCGGACCGTCTCAGCTGGTCCTGGACGAAGTCACCAGCCAGTGGGTCGGCAGGCAGCACCGGATGCCTCTGGTGCAGATCGCCTCCAACGCCGAGAGCCAGTCCAAGGACACGCTCTTCATCGCCAATGCCATGTGGTCCCGCGAGGCCCGCGAGTGGCACCGCATCGAGACCGGCGCCGTCAAGACGACAATGGACGACCGAGGCCGCTTCGAGGTCCTGACGGCCCGTGAGGCTTCGTCCGAGGGTGACCCGGCCACGTTCATCATCCTCAACGAGAGCCACCACATGACGGCCTCCTCCGGAGGTCACCGGCTCACCGCCGTTGCACGGCGCAACGTCGGCAAGTCGCCAGAAGCACTGCAGGCCCGTCTGGTCGAGTACACCAACGCCCATGCCATGGGCGCAGACTCGACCGCCGAGCGCAGCTTCAACTCCTGGCAGAAGCAGATCTCGGGCAAGTTCCCTGGTCTCCGCCAAGACATCCTGTACGACTCGATCGAGGCAGACCCCAACCTCCGCATCGAGGTGCCCGAGGAGCTGAAGAGGGCCATCGAGCAGGCCTATTCGGACGCACCATGGCACCACGCCGAGCGCCTGGAGGGCGAGGTCCTCGACCCCGACACCACACCGGCTGAGGCAATTCGCTTCTACCTCAACGGCCTGGCGGCTCGCGAGGACGCCTGGATTGACCCGCGCAACTGGGACACCTTGGCGCGCCCCGAGATCGTGCTGGCCGACCGCGAGCAGATCGCCATGTTCCTGGACTGTTCGAAGTCGGAGGACGCCACCGGGCTTGTCGGAGTCCGGATCTCGGACGGCTTCACGTTCAGCCTGGGCATCTGGCAGGCCCCGAAGGGCGGACGTGGCAAGGGCTGGCTGGCACCTCGGCATGAAGTCGACGCTGTGGTCCGCGAGACCATGCAGCGATACCGCGTCATGTGGTTCGGAGTAGACCCTTCCCCTGCTACCGACGACAGCACAGAGGCCAACTACTGGCTTCCGACCATCGACGCCTGGCACCGCGACTATCACCGCAAGCTGAAGCTCTGGGCGACTCCCGGTCAGGCCCTGGGCCATTCGGTCAAGTTCGACATGCGCCTGTCTCAGCGTGGCGCGCACGATCGCCTGAAGGACTTCACCGAGATGGCCGAGCAGGTCGCCATCTGGATTGACGAAGACCAGGCCTTCTTCCACGACGGAGACACCGCGCTCCGGCTGCACGTGCACAACGCACGCAACCGCCCAAACCAGTGGGGCACCAGCCTCGGCAAGGAGTCCCGTGACTCCAAGCAACACGTGGACCTCGCGGTCTGCATGGTCGGCGCCCACCTCGGACGCCGTCTTGTCCTGAACAACACCAAGATCCGCACCGGCAGCCGTGAAACACGTTCTGGCCGCACGACACAAGGAAGGACGACCTTTGTCCACTGACAAAATTCGCCTCCCCGGAGTGTCGGATGACGAAGACCGCCTGCTGAATCGGCTGCTTAAGCAGCTCAGCGACAAGTCGAGCCGAAACGTCCTCCGCGCGAGCTACTACGACGGCAAGCGAGCGATCCAGCAGGTCGGCACGGTCATCCCGCCGCAGTACACCCGCCTGGGCATCGTGCTGGGCTGGTCGGCTAAGGCCGTCGACATCCTGGCTCGCCGCTGCAACCTGGACGGCTTCGTCTGGGCCGACGGTGACCTCGACTCCCTTGGAGCCCAGGAGGTCTGGGACGACAACCACCTCGGCGCTGAGATCAACTCCCTGTTGGTCTCCTCGCTGATCCACAGCACCGCCTTCCTGGTCAACACCGAGGGCGGAGACAACGAGCCCGCCTCGCTGATCAGCGTCAAGGACGCGCTCAACGCCACCGGCGACTGGAACGTCCGAGCCCGCAGGCTCGACAATCTGCTCTCCATCACGGCCCGCGAGGAGAACCAACCCACCGGCCTGGCTCTGTACCTCGACGGCGAGACTCTCACGGCCACCAAGGAGAACGGCAAGTGGACCGTCGAGCGTCAGTTCCATCCCTGGGGAGTCCCGGCTGAGGCCGTGGCCTACAAGCCCAGGGTCGGAAGGCCGTTCGGCTCCTCCCGGATCTCACGTCCGGTCATGAGCATCCACGATCAGGCCCTGCGCACGATCATCCGGCTGGAGGGTCACGCCGACGTCTTCAGCTATCCGGAGATGTGGATGCTCGGCGCCGACCCTTCGATCTTCAGGAACGCCGACGGTACCGTGCAGCCCCAGTGGCAAGTGATGCTCGGACGCATCAAGGCATCCCGGACGACGACGAAGCCGAAAACCCGCGCGCCGACATCAAGCAGTTCCAAGCTGCCTCGCCGACGCCGCACATCGAGACCCTGAAGCTGCAGGCCCAACTGTTCTCCGGCGAGACCAGCATCCCGGTCAGCTCGCTCGGCGACTTCGGCGATATCGCCAACCCGACCTCGGCGGACTCCTACATCGCCTCCCGCGAGGACCTGATCGCCGAGGCCGAGGGAGCCACCGACGACTGGGCTCCGCCCCTGCGACGCTCCATGATCCGCGCTCTGGCGATCCAGAACGGACTCAACGAGATCCCGGCGGAGTGGAAGAGCATCGACACCAAGTGGAGGTCTCCGGTCCACCTGTCCCGCGCGGCTGTCGCCGACGCTGGCATGAAGCAGCTGGCCGCCGTCCCGTGGCTGGCCGAGACCGAGGTAGGCCTGGAGCTGCTCGGCCTCAACGAGCAGCAGATCGACCGCGCGATGAGCGAGAAGCGCCGTACCAGTGGCCGTGAAGTCATGCAGACGATTCAGCAGACCCTCCAGCAGAAGATCGCCGCTGCCACCGAACAGCCTCCCGTGATCAACAACGCCGCAATCGGCCAGACCGAAGATGTCGCCGACGCTCGCTGAGTACGTCTCTGTCGTCACAGCAGCGGCCTCCGAACAGCTTTCCCCCATCTGGACCGGCTTGGCCGTCACAGAGGCAGTGGGAGCCCTCCACGACCTGGTTCCGTCGCTCATCGATACCTACGCGCTCGCAGCAGGGTCACTGGCCGCCGATTGGTACGACGACCACCGCGAGGAGAAGGCCATCAAGGGCCGATTCACCGCGCTGGTCCCAGATCTCGGCGATCTGGGCGCCCGGCAGTTGGTCGACTGGGCCGTCCAGCCCCTGACCGACCTCGATGAGCCCGACTGGAACGCCGCGCGCACCCGGACCGAGGGCGGCATGCAGCGCCGCATCGCCAAGGCCTCTCGCGAGACCGTGATGATCTCGCGCTCACCGATCCGCAGGCCCTCGGTTGGCAGCGGGTCGCTCGCTCCGACGGCTGCCCGTTTTGCGTGATGCTCGCGGGCCGAGGAGCGGTCTACTCCGAGCGCTCGGTGAAGTTCGGCGCCCATGATCACTGCTCTTGCTCGGCCACACCGGCCTGGGGCGGAGAGCCCCTGCCCGTGAAGCCATTCACACCGTCGGCACGCAACATCAGCGACGCTGACCGCGCTCGGGTCCGCGACTGGATCGACGCCAACGACCTCGGAAACACCAAGGCAGACAAGGCCAATCGTTCTAGCGGCAAGAGAACCGCGGCTCCATCCGAGTCCAAGGCCGAGATCGCCAAGCGCCAGCTGCCCGCGCTGGAGCAGAGCCTGAAGGACCTGCGCGCCAAGGGACTTCCCGACAGCTCGCCCCAGATTCAGTACCACCTGGCCCAGATCGCCAAGTTCCGCCGTCAGCTCAAGCGCTGATCGGCCCCACATACCTCCCCGTCCGAGATGGCACGGGGTCCCTCCGAGATGGAGATACACCGCATGTCCGAAAACATCACCGCCGGTTCCGAGTCCGGCACGGCTGAGCAGGTTTCCGCGACGGAGCCCGAGCAGCCCAAGGAGCTACCTGCCGATCACCCACTGGTGAAGAAGCTGGAGATCCAGAAGGCCGAGATCAAGGACCTCAAGGGCAAGGCTGCCCAGCTGGCCGCGATCGAGGAAGCGCAGAAGTCAGACGCCGAGAAGGCCGCTGACCGAATCGCCAAGGCTGAAGCCGAATCCGCTTCGGTGCCCGCCAAGGTCGCCGCCGCACTCAAGGAGCACCTGGTCGGTCTGCATCAGATCGATGCCGACGACGCCGAGTTGTTCCTCACCGCCGAAGAGCCCGACGTCCTGCTCAAGCAGGTCACTCGGCTCTTGGACCGGTCGGACAAGCGCCGCAACAAGAACCACGTCGCCCGCGAGGGCGAAAACCCAACCGCTACAGCCAGCGAGGAAGCCACGTTCGCGCGTGACTTCTTCAGCAGCCAGTAGCGGATCCACATGCTCCCTTAAGGAGGAGATCCCATGGCATCTCTTGCCACTTCCGCCTTCACCCTGCCCAAGCACCTGGCTTCGGGCATCTGGAAGAAGGCCTCGACCGGATCGACGGTCGCCGCTCTGAGCGGGTCCGAGCCGCAGCAGTTCGGCGAGACCCAGATCATGACCTTCACCCAGCGCCCCAAGGCGCAGTTCGTCGGTGAGGGTGCTGACAAGGCTGGCAGCGACGTCGGCTTCGGCACCAAGACCGTTGTGCCGCGCAAGGTCCAGGTGACCCTTCGCTTCAACGAAGAGGTCCAGTGGGCCGATGAGGACTACCAGCTGGGTGTCCTCTCGGAGCTGTCCGGCTCCATCGGCGAGGCCCTGGCCCGCGCGCTGGACCTGGGTATCTACCACGCAATCAATCCGCATGACGGTGTTGCCCTGTCCGGCAGCCCGGCCAAGATCCTCGACAGCACCAACGTGGTCGAGATCCTCGACGGCACCGGCGGCAACGTCAACAAGGGTGCTGACATCGAGGTGGAGACCGCTGCCGGTCTGGTGATCGCCGACGGCTTCGTGCCCAACGGCATCGCGCTGGATCCGGCCTACGCCTGGACCCTGGCGACCGCTCGCTACACCGACGGTCGCAAGAAGTACCCGGAGCTGGGCTTCGGTACGGCCATCTCGAATTTCGAGGGCCTCAACGCCTCGGTGTCGGACACCGTTTCCGCTCCGGAGGCCGCCGTGGTCGGCGGTGCCTACGCCACGACCAACCCGGGCGTCAAGGCCGTGCTGGGTGACTTCAAGCAGATCCGCTGGGGTGTCCAGCGCACGATCGGCGTGGAGAAGATCCTCTATGGCAACCCGGACGGCCTGGGTGACCTGAAGGCCAAGAACCAGATCGCTCTGCGCGGTGAGGTTGTTTACGGCTGGGCCATCATGGACACCAGCGCCTTCTCGGTCATCAAGAACGCCACCGACGAGAGCTAACCATGCCTCGTTACCGCACTGAGTTCGGTGTGGTTGTGAACATCCCGGCAGAGAAGGCGGAGCGGATGAACGGGCTTGTGCCCGTCGATGTTCCGCCTTCTCCTCGGCGACGTCGCAAGAAGACCGAGCCAGCATCTGAGCCAGTCGCCCCGGTCGAGCAGACCCCGGCGACCGAGGCAGCACCAGAACCGACCGAGTAAGGGCGGAGGGCCATGCCTGCAGTAACCATCACGCCCGCCGACCTGGAAGCGATCGTCCCGGGCATCCCGGAGGCCAAGGCCAACGCGATGATCGAGGACGCTCTGGCCATGGCCGAACTGGTCGCCCCGTGCATCGCCAGCGACGACCTGACCGACGCTAAGGCCAAGGCAGCCAAAGCGATCCTGCGCGGAGCGATCCTCCGCTGGCACGAGGCCGGACAAGGCGGAGTCTCCCAGCAGACCGCCCTGGGCTTCAGCCAGACCATGGACACCCGGCAGACCCGTCGGGGGATGTTCTGGCCCAGCGAGATCGAGCAGCTCCAGAAGCTCTGCTCCGCTGGCGAGGACGACGGTAAGGCTTGGGCCTACGACACACTGGGCACCTCGGGCGTCCGGCATGCCGACATCTGCGCGGTGAACTTCGGGGCTCTGTACTGCTCCTGTGGAGCCGTCCTGACGGGCATGGCACCACTCTGGGAGGACTGAGATGTCCTTTCCCACACCGCACACCGTCGGCCATGCGGTCTTTACCGGCATCGGTGAGGACGACCTGGGCAACGACATCGAGACCTGGGCCGACCCGGTCCCGGTCAAGGTGATCGCCTGGCAGCTCTCAGCTGTCGAGAACATCAACGGCTACACCTCCCGCGTCGTGGCCGATATCGACATGGCCATCCCGCCGGACCTCGTTGTCTCCATCCAGGACCGCATCGTCATCCCCGGCGCCCCGAAGCCCTTCGAGGTCACCGCGATCGAGGACGCCAACCACGGCTTCCACGGCTGGACACCGGGATCGGTGCTCAAGCTGAAGGCGGTGACCGGCTGATGGGCAAGCTCAAGTTCAACAAGTCGGCCTGGAACGCCATGGTCAAAGAGATCATCGAGACCGAAGGCGTGGCCCGCATGCAGCGAGTCGCCGACGCCGCCAACGCTCACCTGGACCGAGACGGCTACATGGTCTCGGTCGAAGGTGACGACCCGCTGACCAAGCGTGACTATCGCGCCACCGTCATCACGGCCACCGAGGACGCGATGTACGACAACGCGCGGAATAACCGCCTGGTCAACGAGTTCCACAAGGCCGGAGGTGCCTGATGGCCGCTCCTGCCACCGGGGTCTTCCTCTACGCCCCGAAGGTTGTTCGTGACTATCTGGTGTCGGTGCTCGACTCCGACATCCGGGTCGCGACCAAGGACCCAGCGACGCGCCCCGCCAAGCTGGTCCGAATCACCACCGCCCCAGTAGGGGGCGGCTCAAACGTCGCACTGTCGCCGAGACGGCTGATTATCCAGTGCTACAACGCCGATGAAGCTGTCGCAGGAGAGCTGGCCGAGACGGTCTGCGCACACCTGATCTCAGCTCGGTATGTCCAGGGCAACGGAATACGAGACGTGACCGTGGTGGGAACGCCAGCCCGATTCGATGACCCCGACGACAAGACGTGGATCCGGTTTCAGATGACCGTGGACGTCCTGCTTCGGGCCGTATTCACCACTTAACCCCAACCGCACTGTCTTCAGCCCCAGGCCCTTTGGTCTTGGGGCTATCAGTGCTGCCCGAAAGGAGCAGCCGCTATGGCTGATAACAAGAACATCTATGCCGCAGAGCCCCTGGCTACCGGCTCGTGCTTCGTGGGACCGCTCGGCACCGCTGGCCCGACTGACGCCAGCTCGACGCTCAACGTCGCCTTCAAGGACCTCGGCAACATCGGCGAGGACGGCTTCACCGAGACCGCTGAGCGCTCGACCGACGACAAGAAGAACTTCGGTGGCAAGACCGTGAAGGTCCTGCAGACCGACTACAAGCACACCTTCAAGTTCGTGCTGATGGAGTCGCTCAACGCCGACGTCCTCAAGGCCGTCTACGGCGAGTCGAACGTGACCATCACTGCTGCCAACGCTTCTCACGGCCTCCAGGTGAAGATCACCAAGAACGCCAAGAAGCTGCCGCACCTGTCCTGGGTCATCGACACCGAAGACTCGGAGTTCGGTGCCAAGTACCGCAACTACATCCCGGACGGTCAGATCACCGAGGTCGGCGATGTGCAGCTGGTTCACACCGACGTCATCGCTTACGAGGTGACCCTGGAGGCCTTCGAGGACGCCAGCGGCAACCACGTCTACACCTACACCGACAACGGCCAGAAGACCGGGTCCTAAGTAGCTGTCGCGGGGGAGTTTGAGATCCCTTCGTGCAGCAGGGCGGCTCCTCCCCCGCGACGCCCTGTCTGCACACCCTTCTCCTAGATAGGACTGCTGCACAGTGAGTTTCGAATACATCGCCGAGGTCCCGACCGAGGACGGCGAGGGCACCGACGAAGTCATCCTGACCTTCAACAAGCGGGCCACCAACATCCCTTCGGGCATCATCCGGCGCAACCGTGACGACCAGGTCGCCGCGATGTTCGCCATCTTCGAGTGGGGTCTGTCCGCCGACCAGCTGGAGACCCTCGACCTGGTCCCGATGTCGGAGATGGACAAGATCCTGATCGCTTGGCAGGAGGACTCCGAGCGGGACGAAGACAAGCCCGCCGGTCCGCCGAAGGCCAAGAAGGCCAAGGACACCGAGGACTAAGTCCCGATGGCCGGAGGCGGCATCGATCTCTTCCAGGCTCAGCCGCCCTCCGGCCCTGTCACGTTGCCCTCGCTGGCCAACGTGCCAGCCGAGGTCCTCCGGTATGCACTGACCGCCCGGGAGCAAGACCGGGCCTGGGTGCTGATCGAGCAGTTGGCCAGTCCCGCAACGCTCGACGCACTCGACGCGCTCTCCAGCTCCAAGCTGGAGACACTCTTCAACGGCTGGGGCAAGGCCTCCGGCATTCAGATCGGTGAGCTGATCCGGCTCGGGCTGATCATCCGAGATCACTCGGAATCCCTTGAAGCCGACCTGATCAACGCCGGACTTCGTCTTAGGCACTGTCCTTCAGACGATTTCAACTGGCGCGACCTGATGATCTTCATCCGGTTCTTGCCGGTCACCTCCGCCCTGTTCTCCGAGATGTTCCCGGACCAGGCGGGCTGGACTCGCGAGGCATTGCTGATGGCCGACCAGGTCGATGCGCTCCGAATCTTGGCCTGGCAGAAGACCAAGGACGGCCTCAAGGGACGCAACGCTCCCGACCCGATCCCGCGACCCGGAGTCACTCCGCCGCAGCGCGCGGGCTCCAAGACCAAGGCAGCCCCGCTGTCTGAGGTCCGGGCTCGCGATGCCCGTCGCCACGCGACGACTCCCGCAGAACGCAAGCAAGAACTCAACGACGTCTTTGGAAGTGGGTGACACGTGGCAACAGAACTCGCCTCTGGCTATGTCGAGCTGACCGTCAAGCCCGGCTCCGCGATGTCCCAGATCTCCAAGGACTTCCAGGGCATCGAGAAGCTGGCGGAGAAGTCCAGCAAGAAGGCTGGAGACCTCTTCAAGCAGGGCCTGACCGACGGTGCCCACGAAGCCGGTGGGGACGTTTCGAAGTCCTTCGGCCAGAACCTCAGTGAGGGCGTCGGCACTCGCATCGGCGAGAAGTTCGGCATGGCCATCAGCCGCCCGATCACCAAGATCATGGGACGCGCTGGTGATGAAGCCGGTGACGAGTTCTCCAAGCACATGGACCGCTCGGCGTCCAAGTCAGCTCGCAAGTCCGGCGAGTCGTCCGGCGGAGGCTTCCTCGCCGGTCTCGCTGGCTTCCTGAAGGGTCCGGCGCTCGGCGTCATCGGTGTTGCCAGCGCCGGTATCGGCGTCGCGATCTCCAAGGGCGTCAGCCGCCTCACGGCCATCGACGACGCCAAGGCCAAGCTGGTCGGCCTGGGCCATGACGCCCAGTCTGTCGCCGCGATCATGGACTCGGCTACAGCCGCCGTGAAGGGCACCGCCTTCGGTTTGGACGCTGCCGCAACGGCTGCCGCAACCGCCGTCGCCGCCGGTATCAAGCCCGGCGAGGAGCTGACGGCCTACCTCACCAAGATCGCCGACGCCGCTGCCATCGCCAACGTCCCTATGGACGAGATGGCGCCGATCTTCAACAAGGTCCAGACCAACGGCAAGGCCATGACCGACGAGCTGCAGCAGCTCGCCGACCGAGGCATCCCGGTCTTCACGTGGCTCCAGGAGGAGTTCAACGTCACCGGTGAAGAGCTGTCCAAGATGGTCTCGGACGGCAAGGTCGACGCAGCCACCTTCCAGAAGGTCATTGGCGACCACATCGGCGGAGCCGCCCAGAAGATGGGCAACAGCACCTCTGGTGCCCTGAGCAACCTCAACGCCGCCATCGGTCGCTTCGGTGCCGCGCTGGCCGGTCCGATCTTCTCCAAGGCCGCTGGCGGCTTCACCTTCCTCACCGGTGTGGTCGACAAGGCCACTGCCGCAGTGGGTCCGCTGCTCGACAAGCTCGGCGCCTCCTTCACCACCGTGCTGGACAACACGATCATGCCGTTCATCCAGCAGGCGGCACCGCAGGTCAAGGAGTTCTTCTCCGGCTTCCAGCAGTACCTGCCCGGCGCCGGGTCCGCGCTGTCCAACGTCGGCGGCATCGCGCAATCCGCGCTCCCCAAGGTGCTCGACGTCATCAAGACCGTCGGCACCACGCTGCTCGGGGTCCTGAAGAACGTCGTCTCGGCCCTGGCCCCCTTGGCTTCTCGGCTGGTCGGCGTCATCCAGACCGTCTATCAGGGACTGGTCGGCCTGCTCGGCACGATCGGCCCGAAGCTGGCCCCACTGGGTGCCTCGATCGTCAAGGTCTTCAACGCGCTCATGCCCGCCGTCCGCGTCGCGGGCACTGTCATCGGCAACGTCCTGGGTGTCGTCGTCAAGGTGATCCTGGCCGTGGCCAAGGCCGTGCTGCCCGTCGTCATCGACGTCGTCACTTGGATCATCGACAAGATCGGTGGCCTGGTCGGCTGGCTGACCGGCACCGCCTTCCCGGCGCTGGGCAACTTCTTCAAGGGCATCGGCACGGTCGCAATGTGGCTGTGGAACAACGCCATCGTCCCGGCCTTCAACGGCATCAAGACCGCGATCGGCGTGGCCTGGACCGCGATCCAGGCCATCCTGACCCCCTTCAAGCTCGCCTTCCAGGCGATCGGCTTCGTCGTGCAGCTGGCCTGGGCAGCGATCCAGATTGTCTTCGCTGCCATGAAGATCGGCTTCCAGGCCATCGGCCAGGTCGTCACCGATCTCTGGCAGCGCTACATGGTGCCCGCCTGGGAGGGCATCAAGTCCGCCGTCAGCGCGGCCTGGAACTTCATGTCTCCCGTCTGGGAGGGCCTCAAGACCGGCGCCCGTGCTGTCGGCGAGGCGGCAATGTGGTTGTGGAACAACGCCATGGCTCCGGCCTGGGAGGGCATCAAGTCGGCCTTCGGCACGGCATGGGACTTCATCTCCGGGATCTTCGACAAGATCAAGTCCGGCTTCGGTGTCGTCGGCGACGTCGTGAAGAGCATCGCCTCCAGCATCGGTGACGCCGTCAAGTCCGCCTTCAACGGACTGGCCGATCTGATCAAGAGGCCGCTGCACGCCCTGGGCGGCTTCCTCGCAGGCATCCCGTCCAACGTCCTGGGTGTCGACATCCCTGGCGCCTCAACGGTCCAGAGCTGGGGACAGAGCCTGCAAGCACTGGCCACCGGCGGTGTCGTGCGAGGACCGGGCACCGGCACCTCCGACTCCATCCTGGCCCTGCTGTCCAACGGCGAGGGCGTCGTGACGGCCCAGGCCATGCGCAACGGCGGAGCGACTCTGGTTGCCGCACTGAACAACGGCTGGGTCCCGCCGGTCGAGATGATCCGCTCGATGGTCGGGCACATCCCCGGCTTCGCTGAGGGTCTCAACCCTGGAGCGGACTTCCTGCGCAACCAGATCATGCGGATGTGGCCGCAGATCACCAGCATCGGCGGACGCCGGTCTGAGGACGGATACGGCGAGCACAGCTCCGGCAACGCGCTCGACGTGATGATCCCGAATTACCAGACGCCTGAGGGCAAGGCCCTCGGTGACGCTGTCGCCTCCTTCGTGGCCCAGAACGCCAACGCGCTGGGCCTGGACGGATTCATCTGGCGGCAAACCAGTTACGGCTACGGCGGCTCCTTCACCAGCGGCAAGGCGATGGGCGACCGTGGCAGCGACACCCAGAACCACATGGACCACATCCACATCATGCTGGGCAAGGGTCGCGGTGCTGGTGCTCCAGCTGTCAACGCCCCCACCACTTCTCTGTCCCTGCCCTCCGGCGGCTCGGTGTCGCCCGGCAGTGGCCGGACCGGCGGAGCGTCGGCCAAGCAGATCCGCGAGGCCGAGGACCGCGTCACCGACCTCCAGAACAAGGTCGACCAGTCGCAGATGGCACTGGACGAAGCCAAGGCATCGGGCAAGTCCTCGCCGTCGGCACTGAAGACCAAGCAGGACGCGCTGGAGAAGAACAAGCGCGAGCTGGAGCAGGCCAAGTCCGACTTGGAGACGCTGAAGTCCCAGGGAGACAGCACAAATGGCTCTAGCGGCACGCAAACGCCCTACCAGAAGATCATGGAGGGGATCAAGGAGATCCTGCCCGACTTCGGTGGCCTGGCCGGTATCGGCCTGAGCGGGCTGAAGGAATCGCTTCTGCCGCCAGGCTTCTCGGACCCCCAGGAGTGGGGCCTGACCAAGATGGCCAGCTCCGTCATGCAGTTCGTCGGCGGTCTGGTCGGCGGCATCCCGGGCCTCGGCCCCGTCGGCAAGATCCTCGGCGGTGCTGGCAGCGCGCTGGGCGGGGACGCCTCCGGCGCCGTCGGCTCCTTCATGGACCTGCTGCCTAAGCCGTTCGGCAGCGGTGACGAGATCTTCACGCAGCCTCAGGATTTCGCTGCTGCACAGCATGCAGGCACCGGGGCTCCCCCAGGCCCAGCAGACCCCTCGTCTGCCTACCAGCCAGACCCAGCGGCCATGGGCGGCACTCAGAACATCACCAACGACAACAGCGTCTCGATCGGCCAGAACGGCACTGTCGGAGTCGATCCAGTGAAGCTGCTGGACAAGACCAATCGCCAGCAAGCCTCCAACCAGACGCCTCACCTCGGTACTCGGAGGTTCGTCTAAATGGGCAATGCGCCTCGGGTCGGCCCGCCGTCGACCAACTTCTATGCGCTCGACGCACGGCTCCAGAACCTGGACACCAACATCGTCTATATCGGCGTGCCTGGGTCCGGTCCGGACAACCGTCGGGCCTTTTGGAACCTGCACGGCCCCAACGCCGGATCCCAGGGTATCGAGATGGCCCCGAAGATCGCGGGCCTGATGCACACCCCGTTTACCCAGCTCATCTCGGAGGGGCCGTACCAGATCGGCGGCACCCACGAGCGAGTCGACTGGAATAAGCGGGAGATCAGCTTCAAGGTCAACGTCGGAGTCGGCCAGCCCGACACCGTCTTCCGGTACCGCAACGTCGAATCTCGCTGGTGGGCTTCGTGGTCGGCCAAGGAGGACGGTTACCTCGGCGTCTACACCCGGACGCACGGCTGGCGCTGGCTGAGGGTCCGTCTGGCCGAAGAGCCCAAGAACATCATGGATCTGGATCCGGCTGCCATGGGCAACAACTTCCAGGACTGGGACATGTCCGTCGTGGCTGTCGATCCGTACTGGCGGAAGCGTCATGTCGAGGCGACCTGGCGCAACGACGGCGACGGTGACGGCGGAATCCCCCAGACCCCTTGGGATCAGCTGGAGGAGCTGATCGAGGACATCGCCGAGGGCCTGATCCCCGGGATCTCCAACCTGATCCCGGGCATGCACATCGGCGAGGGAAACATCGTCGTGCCCAACCGTGGCACCGAGACGGCCTGGCCCAAGTTCCTGATCTCCAGCCCTGGACGTACCTGGATCGAGGACGGCCCCGGTGGACAGATGGTCCCTCTGCCTCTGCTGACACCGGATGACGGTGTGGTCCTGGTCGACACCGACCCGACCAAGCGGACGCTGACGGCCACCAAGGACCCGGTCGATCCTCTGTTCTTCCGCATCGCGCGCAACAGCCAGCTGCTGGACATGTTCCTTCACGACCTCACTGATACCGGGCTGCCGGTGTGGCGCCGGTTCAACGGTCGCTTCACGACGCCGTGGCCCGCAAAGACGGTCTGCCGCATCAAGGTTCGCCACTCCAACGCCGGTGGCCAGATCACCGCCCTGATGCCTCAGCGATACGGGATGGCCTACGCCTAATGAGCCTGTTCAACACGCCTGATTGGTCTATCGACTTTAATCAGGCCCTCTCGTCGATCCCTGACCACATCGTCGGCCAGGCCGGTGTCCCGGACCTGACTCATCCGATGGCCGCCTATCGGTACCTGGAGAAGCGCCGGGAGACCGTCATTGAGTCGGTCCGGCAGCGTCCCCTGCTTCGGCTGTGGGACAAGAACATGCGCTACGTCGGCCAGATCGCCCAGGAGCGCTCCGTCCAGCTGACCGAGGCCATGGCCGACTCCGGTGGCGGCAACATCGTCATCCGCCGCGACAACTGGCTCAGTGACTTCATCCTCAACGACCGGCGCATGGAGGAAGACCTCCACGTCACGATGGACCCGATCGCCACGGCTCCGGATTGGCGGACTCGCTGGGGCGGCAAGGTCATCGGTGTCAACGCCAAGCGTGACGCTCAGGGCCTGCACACCGTCGAGCTGGAGATGGTCTCCAACCGCGAGCACCTGAAGCACCTGCTGGCTGGTGCAAACCCGTTGTTCCCGCCCGAGATCCAGTTCCCGAAGATGTGGGTGCTCCCCTGGAACTGCCGGACCGGCCTGAGCATCACCATGTTCATCAACCTGGCCCGGCAGTACTTCCCATTCCTGAGCATCCCGACCAACATCTTCAACCCCGGTGGCTGGATCGGCGCCGGTCTGGAGGGTGTGGACCCGCTGTCCTGGCCGATCCAGGTCCAGTTCGTCAATCCGATCTTCGACCAGAGCCGGTTCACCATCTTCACCAGCCGGTGGACCGACATGCACACCACGACAGCGCCTCTGCTGGACGATGCCGGATGTCAGATCAGGGCCTACACCTGGCTCACCGAGGACAAGACCAGCCCACACCCTGAGCTGGAGCTGGGCCTCACCGACATCCCGTTCATCGGCAAGACGCTGGACAAGATCGCCGACACCGTCGGCCTGCCCGACAGCCTGGACGATCTCGCACGGCCACACCGCAACTGCATCGTGATGGCCGTCGAGGACAAGTCGGGCACGACGGGGCCGACGGGCACCTTCCTGGACGGTCCGCTCAAGCTGGCCGCAGAGGTCCTGGACGACGGCATCACTCAGGTCATCCATGACGTCACCGGCTTCGGCGACAAGGACGGCGACGGCAAGGCCGACCCGTTCTTCCGCAAGCTGGCCATGACCGCACCGGAGCCACCGTGGGCCGTCTTCACCGACGGCGAGTACTCGGGAATCGTTGAGTCCCAGCGCTCTCTGCACGCTGCCACTGCCAAGACCGTGATGGTGGGCTCTCGCAGTCCGGGCTGGGTGAACCAGCTCCAGACCTTTGCGATCAAGTACGGCCTGAGCCAGCTGACCGAGTTGATCTATACAGCAGCCGGTTTGGCCATCGCAGGCTTCCAGGTACCAGGGACCCCAGGACTTGAGGAGGCCTACCAGGGCCAGCTCGATGACACCGTCCTTGCGTGGCAGCGCTTTACGGACATCAAGCGCGCAATCCTCATGGGGGACTTCGGCTTCCTGGAGCACTTCGAGCGAGGTTCAGGCAGTGCCTACACCGTCTCGGGCACGCTCGACCTGAGGACGGGTCACTGGAAGACCCGGGCATACAGCAGCTTTAAGACGACGATCCGCAACGGTGCCCCCTACTCGTGGGTCGCGACTTCCAGCTCGGAGACCGTCTCGGCTTCCAGATGGCCAACATCATCCACGTCGACCAGTGCACGGGCATCACCTACTCATGGGACTCCAACACTCCCATCACGGTGGGCCTGTCCATCGGCAAGGACTCCGAGGAAGAGGACCCGGTCACCAAGGCGACCCGGACTCTGGCCGCTGTCTGGAACCTGGTCGGCATGTTTATGGGCTCTGCCGACCTCTTCTGAGTTCAGACCCCAATTCGTCTATAGCGCAGGAGAACTAACCGCATGCAACTGAAGCTCGAAGGCCCGATTGACAGCGAGGACAGGCTCCCTCAGCTGGAGTACGGACGCCACTCCCGCGACGTCGGACGGACGTGGTGGATCGGCTTCGTCTGGCACATCTGGACCGGGATCGGTTGGCAGAAGGCCATTGCCACCAAGGAGGCCTCCTGATGAACACCGACCCCCAGGTGACCTACAAGGGCCGCGTCATGGCCCAGCTGCTCACCGATCTGAGCTACCCGCGCGGCGAAGACGGCAGGGTCCTGGACACCAACGCCTTCAAGGCCGTTCTGGCACAGCACCTCATGCGCGCGGGTTGGCGCAAGCCCAACAACACCGACGGCCTGGCGCTCATCGAGGACTACGACGAGCCAGAGATCAAGGCCCGCAAGATGGTCGGCCCAGGTGTCTACGAGGACGCCATCGAGTGGGTGCCCTTCGACGCCCCCGATGATCCGCTGGCTGACCTGCAGAACATGACCATCGCTCAGATCAACGCTCTGCCTGAGCATCTGAGCACCGAGGCCGAGCGACGCCTGGGGATGCTCCCCGGCCCTGCGCAGCCGACTGACCTCTGGTCGGTCAAGCCAACTCTCACCATCACCGACGCCGAAGAGGCCGATGAACCAACCACTTCCGAGAGGAGTGACGGCTAATGCCAACGCCACCACCTGGATCCGACGTCTACCTGGGCTCGGTCCTCACCAAGGTCCACCTCTGGGGCATGATCTCCGACCTGGACACGCCTTCTGGCATGGCCGTGGGCTCCTTCGAGATCCTCGGCGACGACGGCGCGATCGTCATGGACGCGCTGGTCGGTCCGCAGGGCACGCCCGGTCAGAACGCCCCGATCGTGGACATGCAGTGGGACTCGATCGATACCCCAGAAGACCTGCCGGACAACCTCACCGATGAGCCGGTCGACGTCGGCAAGGCGTGGTGGATCGGCAACCAGGTCTACGTCTGGGACGGCGATCAGTACCGGGTGAAGGCCATGGGCACCCAGGGTCCTCCCGGACCCGTGCCCAACATCGCCCCGTCGGTCCAGCTGCTCGACCCCGATGACCCAGACCTGGAGTCCACCATCGAGGTTTCGGGCACCGCTGCCAATCCCGGCTGGCTGCTCAAGCTGAAGGCCCCGCGCGGTCCTCGCGGACTCAACGCCACGATCCGCGACGCCACCGACTATGACGACACCAGCGCGCCCGAGATCGGCGAGGCGATCGTCTGGAACGGCACCAACTTCCAGGCCCAGTCCATCGGCAACATCATGCCGCGCTTCTTCACGGTGCCCGAGGCCAACTTCACCAGCTTCACCGGCATGACGACCCGGCAGCAGATCGCTTCCTTCGTCATTCCTCCGCAGGAGTTCAACTGGGTCCCGATGGTCCAGGGCCACATCCGGGCCGTCGGCGCCGAGGCGGACTCCGACCCGCTGATCCTGGGATGTGAGGTCCGCGTAGGACATCCGACCACCGGCCAGCTGATCGGTCGCGGTTTCGGCAACAGCTCGACGTGGACCACGATCGTGCCTCACGTCTCGATGCCGAGCGCCCAGAGCGACGCCATCACGCCGACCAACGGCATGGCCGTCGTGCCCGCCTATGCCACCGGCCAGGCCGCGACCGTCTACGTCAACCTGTTCAACGACGGCATCGGCGGTGTCTACATCTTCAACAAGAAGAACGCTCAGATCTCGGTGCTCTGCATCCCGGTCTCCGGCTTCGTGACGGGGTCGTAACTCATGCCAAGGGCAGTAGACCGCCGCGACATCGAAGCCGACTACGACCCGACACGCTCGGGCACGGAGTTCCACTTCGCTGGCCTGGCCAAGGGACTGCAGGAGCTGCTGGCGCAGATCATCCCCCAGGCCCTGGAGAACATGAAGCAGGGCGTCATTGACTTCATCAAGGAAGTCACTGGCATCGACCTCAGCAGCCCTGAGGCCTTCCTGCTGTCCTTCTCTCAGGTCATCGTCAACGGCAACGACGACGTCGAGGAGTTCGTCCGGCAGATCTTCATCGCCGCCGGTAGCTTCCTGGGCTTCAACCCCGCCAAGCTGCCCGACATCGATGTCATCGCGGCCATCCGCGACGCCCTGGACGGCATCGACCTCAACGGCGACCCCGGCGCAGTGCTCCAGGCGATCGTGGACGCCGCTGGCGACTTCTTCGGTGCCATCCGGTCCTCGCTCCTGCAGAACGTCCCGATCGGCAGCATCGCCAACATCCGACCAAACATGCTGCTGGAGGGCGGCTTCGACACCGCCGACACGATCCATCCGGACTCCGACTTCGACTGGAGCGGAACCGACGGCCACACCACAAGCCCCCTGGGTTGTGCCGTGGTCACCGCCGACGGCCTGGACCACTTCCAGCCTCGGACCGCATCGAGGTGTCCGTGGGCCAGAAGCTGGAGATCAGCGCCTGGGTGAAGTGGGTCTCGATCACCGCGACCGCTGCAGCCAACGCCATTCGCCTGGAGCTGATTCCGTACACCGGCAGCTTCGAGGGCAGCCCGGTCATGGTGGGCTCCGTCTCGTCGCCGACCGGCTCCAGTGGTGGAACCAACGGTTGGGGCACCCAGATCGGTGACGACTACACCGTGCCCGCCGGTGTCACGAGCATCGTGCTGTTGTGCCGTGTCACCACGGCAGCGACTGCTGGCACGGTGAAGTTCGACGATGTCACGGTCATCAAGACCCAGAAGCTGGCCCAGGACCTCGTGGACGGCTTGCAGACCGCCCTGGGCGATCTCGGCAGCGACATCGCCGACGCCTCGAAGGGCTGGCCACCAAGCTGGGCATCGACACTTGGGACGACTGGGTACAGGCCGAGTGGCAGCAGCTGCTCAACGGCATCAAGGGCGGTCCCGGCGGAGTGATCGCCGATCTCATCAACCGGCTGCAGCACTTCACCGCGACCGGCCAGTTCGACGGTGGCCAGATCATCGGCTCCATCGCCCAGAACATCGTGGAGAACCTGGAAGACGACCTGGCCGATGCCGGTGACGCCATCGCCGACGTCTTCGATGACCTCCGTGATGGCTGGAATAAGTTCTGGGACGGCATCTTCAGGACGTCCGGCTCCACCGGCAAGACCGCTGCCGACGTCCAGGCAGCGGCAACCCAGATCGCCAACAACACCGATGCAGCCCAGTCGACGGCGGACACCGCCCAGGACTCGACCATCTACCTTCAGACCCTGCTGACCCTGCCGCGCTACACCCCGCGCTGGCTGTCCTCGGGTCCTCAGGACGAAGTCGCCTTCCCGGTGGCCCTGATCAACACCACGGTCACGCCGACTCTGGGTGTCCTCCAGCTGATCCCGGTCACCAGCGAGACCTCACGCCCGGTGAAGTCGGTGAAGTTCGGCCTGGCCGGTGCTACCAGCATGACCAACCTGTATGTCGGCATCTACCGCTACGACGGAACCAATCTCGTGCTGGACGTCGACCTCGGCGACATCAAGTCGAGCATGGTCGGCACCAAACTGCAGGCCTACAACATGCCTGCAGAGCTGTCGGTGACCCGTGGTGAGACGGTCTACATCGGAGTGCTGCAGGTCGGCGGTACGGCTGTCGCCATGCACGCGACCAACATCCCGAGCGCCGGAATTATCGAGCCAGCGCAAGAGATCCCGAACTGGATCGGCAGCAAGTACGGCTCCGGGCTCTCCGCCCTGCCGTCTTCGTTCGCCGCCGGATCGATCACCGAGCAGAGCGGTCCGCTTTGGGGAGCCCTTGGTAGCGAGGTGGGAGCGCCGACAATCCCGCCCTTGGCCTTCTACAGCGACAACTTCAATCGAGCAAACGGTGACCTGGGATCTAGTTGGATTCCAATGGTGTCGGGATTGAACATCCTAGGCAACGCTGTTCGAGGAACCGAGACATCCAGATCTCGGTTTTATCTGCCATACAACTACCCGAATCAGCAAGCTAAAGTGACCGTTCCAACCTCAAACGTCAGCGTATCGATAGGCAAGTTGGCGATCCGAGGTTCAGGCTCAGGGAACTACGCATTCGCCGAATTTAGGCCGAATGGCTTTCCGTACAAACACAAGTTCGCCATTGGAACCTCGGCTGGCGGCATCGAGACATTGCGCAACAGTTCGACAGTGAACTGGCAGTTTGCAGCCGGTGACAGCTTTGAGATCTCGGCAGTGGGCAACGTGTACACCTGCGCTGTCAATGGAGCAACCGTTGTTTCGTGGACAGATTCAGGTGGGATCTTCACTTACCCCTCTTCCGGCACGTTTGCCGCGATCGCCGGTTGCGAATCTGTTGCGTTCGACAATTTCGAAATGAGGGACATCGGATGACAATCAGGGAGCTTCGAAATGGCTGAATTTACTCAGACGGTCACCGTTAAGGTCTGGCATATCGGCACTGTCGCAGACAGGTTCGATGAGTGGGCCGACTTGGTCCAGTGGGCCAGCGAGACCGACGGCATGGCAGCCACTCAGTCGGCGCAGGCCGACGGCGGCATCAAGTTCCAGGTGGAAGGCCGCGCCTACGCCACGGTGCACCCGACCGAGGACAGCTATGTCACGTTCAACGGCTTCGGCTTCGAGCATCTGACTCCGGCTGAGTTCCAGGTCAAGTACCCGGACTAGCCAATGTGGACACCGGCCCCTCTGGTACCGAGCACAACTCACCGGAGGGGCTGGTGGCCGTCCCCGCCTGAGCAGATCGAGCCGACTCACCGCGTCGGCTGGTGGCCTCGCCACGTCGCCCAGCTGGCCGCATCACTGCAGTACGCCAGCGCGTCGATGGTCGGCGAGCAGCGACAGTCCGGATCGCTTGCCGCCCAACTGCAGCGGGCCATGTTCGCCGCTACCGGCCAGCACGGCCAGCAAGGCGACCTGTCCGCGATCTTGCAGCGCGCGAGCTTCTCCGGCACCAACATCACCCAGGGCCAGCTCCAGGCCGCTCTGCAGGCCCCCAGGGCCGCGCTCCTGGGCGAGCAGAGGCTGACCGGTGCCATGGCTTCGACGTTGCGCCCGGTGGTCGCCTCGGCCATGGGCCAGAAGATCTACACCGGCACTATGGCTGGCGAGCTGGAGGCAGCTATCGCCACACTGACCGGCTCCCAGACGATCCCGGGCAACATCGCCGCCCAGCTCCGCCCACTGCTGCTGAGCGCCAACGGTATCCAGACTCAGTCCGGCTCGATCGCTGCAGCTCTGAGAAGCGTTTTGTTCTCCGGCATTGGAACTCAAGGCATCCCGGGCACGCTGGCCGGTGCTCTGCAGCGTGCAAGCGGCTCCTTCAACGGCACCATGAAGAGCCTGGTCCAGTTCGACGCCTTCTCCGTCGGCGGCTCCGGTGGCACGAGCACCCGTAGCTGGGCTCACGACCTCGATGGCAACTGCATCGTTGTGGTCTTCACCAACACCACGAGCAGCAACCCAACCTGCACGTACGGCGGAGTCAATATCCCCAGGGTCTTCGGGCCATCCAGTGACGGCGGAGTGTTCCCCTACACCTCCTACATCTCGATCTACGCCTTGGTCAGCAACAGCCTGCCGCAGGGGTCCAACACCGTCTCGGTCAACCAGGCAGGCACCGCGAGCGCCGCGACTGCCATGTCCTTCAAGAACGCCGGATCGATCGGCACCGTCATCACCGACACCAGCAGCGGCAACATCAGCCGGTCCACCGCCAACGGTGAAGGTAGCGCGGCTGTCGCTGGATACGTCGGCGGTGCAAGCAACTTCGGCACCCTGAGCCCTACTCAGCCGCCAACTACGGCTTCATCACGTTCATCACCTGGGCGACCGTGGCTGGTTGGGGCATCGACACCGGCACCGGAATCAACTTCAGCGGCAGCCACTCCGGAGCCAAGACCGGCGCCGTGGTTCCGATCCTCCCTGCCTAACAGCAGGACTGGCAGATCACTACACCCAACTAGCACGAAAGGTGCTGTCCACCATGACCAATGAAGAACTCATTGCCATCCGAGACGCGATGGATAACTCCGAAGGTGGCCGCGACGAAGAGCTGGCACGCCAGCTGGCCGATGACTATGTCGCAGCCAACCCCGACCAGTTCACCAGCCTGGCCGAGATGTCCATCGAGCAGTGTGTGGCCGCTGTCGACGTCTTCCGGGCAGCGGCAATGGAAGACGACCAGTGGCGCGTAGAGACCTGGCTGCTGCATCACTTCCAGCCTCAGACCATCGGTGGCCCCGTCACCGCTCAGATCCGCATCCCAGGACAGGAGGGCTAAGCCATGTCCCTGTATCTCACCAACGCAGTCGCCCAGGGCATGCTGAACGGCACCGGCCTGGCCGAGGCCCTCGGCGCATCGCCGAAGATCCGCATCTACTCGGGCTCCGTCCCGGCCAACGCCGACGCCGCGCTGTCGGGCAACACCGTGCTGGCAGAACTGGTCTGCGCATCGACGCCCTTCTCGGGCTTCTCCGACACCGGCACCGCCGCGCGGGCCACCTATGGCTCGATCGCCTCGGACGTCTCGGCGGACGCCACGGGCACCGCGACCTTCTTCCGGCAGCTCGACGCCGCCGGGACGACCGTGAAGTACCAGGGCACTGTGGGCACTTCCTCGGCTGACCTGATCCTGAACACTGTCGCGATCACCGCTGGCAGCACGGTGGCCATCAGTACGGCCACCATCGATCTGCCCGAGGGTCCGTAACCGGTGACCCTCTGTGATCCGTGCCAGGCCAAGTCCGATGCCTGGCTGGACTACCGGCTGCCACGTCAGCCCAAGATCGCCAGCGGAGCATCCCGCGACGACACTCTGGCCGGAGTCACCGACGCCCGGACGTCCCGATTCGAGCAGTGGCGCAAGACCATCCGTGATCAACAGACCGCTATAAAGAAGATCTGCGAGGAGCAGCACCAATGACGCGAGTACTTCTTGCCCTCGGTACCGGCGCTGTCGCCGGAGTTGGAATCGTCGCCCTCGCTGGGTATCTGGTCCTCTTCCACGGACCTGATCTCGACGGCCACCTCTTCAACTTCTAACGCCATGGAGCAGAAGACCCAACGGATCTGCTCTCGGTCAGACTGCGATAGCCCGCATTACGGGCGTGGATTGTGCGAGAAGCACTATCGGCGGGCTAGGTACCACGGCGAGTTGGACAAGTGCAGGCCGCCGCGCGTACCACGCAAGCAGTGTTCTAAGGCTGGCTGCCCGAAACCGCACTACTGCCGTGGTCTATGCAGCACCCACTACGTCAGCGCTCAGTACAAGGGCGAGCTTCACCTGTACTCAGTGAACGATCCGGTGCCCGAAGACCCGGTTGATCCTCCGGTCAGTATCCGGCGCTGCTCAATCCCGGATTGCCAAAGGCCCTATAAGGCAAAGGGCCTCTGCGGAGTGCATTACACGATGAAGTGGAAGCGCAAGCGGGCCAAGGCCAAGCGCCAACCTATGGACCGTCATCGACCCGTCGCGATCTGCTGGGTCTCCAGCTGTGAGGACACGACCCATGCCTTCGGGCTCTGTCTCAAGCACTCACGGCAGGAGATGAGCCACCGCCGTGCTGTCGTCCCTCGACCGGCGGGCACCCCCATTGAGGCCTGCGAGGTACCCGGCTGCGACGTCTTGCAGTTCGACCACGGCCTCTGCCGCAGGCACTTCAGCCGCGTCAAGACCGCCGACGGCCTTGATGACTGGGACGACATGCGATCAACGCTCTTCAGTGAGCACCGATGAACGGAGAGATCAGTTGACACTCGGCATGGTCAAGTCCGGCCCCGACTGGCCCCTCGAATATCAAACGCAGGCCCTGCTGGTGAAGGACCGCAAGGACCGAGGACTCCACGGCGTGAAGGTGCTTACGGAGGAGTACTCCTGGCTGAGCATCGAGCAGCTCGACCAGCGCAGGGAGCACGAGGTCTACACCACGGTAGGCAGCCCGGACCCGAACATCGTCTCTGGGACCTTCTGGCGCGTCTACAACCCCCTGTTTGGCAAGCGCCCTCGACGGGCGACGAGTGAGGTATGAGCCCTGCTCTCAACGTGATTCAAGCTATTAGAAGGAATTTGGTTCATGGACAGCATCTTTGGAGTCCGCTTCTGGCGAGACGCCTGTGAGCGCGCGATCAAGACGTCGGCTCAAGCCGTCGCCCTGGCCCTCGGCGGAGGAGCATTCAACGCTCTGACGGTCGACTGGGCCACCATCGGCGGCTCGGCACTGGGCGGAGCACTGCTCTCGCTCCTCACCTCCATCGGCTCGAATGCCATCGGAGACAGGGGCTCTGCTTCGTTCATCAAGCTTGATGGCCCCCGGCAGTAACGCGCCCGCGTGACGCTCCGCGCGTCGACCAACAGACAGGTAGGTACCACCAGTGGCTCACCGGCGCACACCACCGCACAAGAGGCCCGCAACCATCACTCTGGCCATCGTCTCCGGGGTCTGGGGGATCTTCCAGTGGAAGGACCCCACCCCGCCCCCAGGACTCGACCAGATTCTCGTGCTGGTCTTCGGTGCCTGGCTGGCCAGCGAGGGCATCGACCGCAAGAACGCAAACGACAACAAGCGCAAGAACTCCGACGACGGCGCTGACGACGCCGACGATGACGAGGAGACCGAGACCTAATGGGCACCATCGCCGAACTCCTGAACGGCTTCTGGACGTGGCACACACCGATGTCCTTCCTCGCCGGTATCGGAGCCAACCACCTCTACTGCCGACTGTGGCGAGACAGGGAGACCCCAGTGTTCACTCAGAAGTCCGATGGCACTTACCGCTTCAGCACCAGGTTCTGGGCCTACACCGTGATTGCCACGCTGCTGATCGGCTTCATCGGCATCCGGACCCAAGTGACGGCCAACCGCGTCGAGCAGCAGGCCCGGGAGACCACCGAGTTCTCCCGCGTCACCAAGGATTGCCTCAACCAGCTGATCGTGACCCTGAAGGACCGCACGGCCTACAACGGCCAGATCGAGGACCTCAACGACCGGGAGCGCCGGGCCATCGGCACCTTCATGGTCAACCTGTCCCAGATCCCCGAGGCCTGGCCACCGCGCGATGTCGACCTGGAGACCCGGCGGCTGATGGAGTCCTACTTCGTCCAGGTCGGCCAGGTCGACACCGACCGCAAGGCGATCAAGGACCTCCGCGCGCAATCGCCCTACCCGGAGCCCAACTGCGGCCTGGACATCCTCGGGCCGTAAGAGGCCCCCAAGCACGAAGAAGCCCCGCCCTGGAGTCGATATCCAGGAGCGGGGCCTCTTTTGCGTTCTGGGCTATTGCTCGACGGGCAAGTGGCTGATCCCCCAGACGATCGGATCACCCTCTTCGCCAGCTGCCGACGGCCCATTAGCCCCGGACAGCGCGCGTCCGTAGGCCTCCCACAGTGAGCCGTCGGTGTCATACTCCTTCACCTTGTCGGCCAGCCGCTGATAGGCACCGGTGTCGGTTCGATGGACCGAGGTCCAGCCGTACTCCCCGAAGAAGGTGACTTCGAGGACGTACACCCAGACCTCGGACTTGGGCTCCTGACGCGCGCTCATGACGGGTCACCATACGTCCGGGCGACCCGCTTCACGGTGTCGACGTACTCAGGGCACCGGCTCGACGCCGACTCCCAGACGATGTCGATGCTCGACTCCTGATCCCAGCCCTCGGTCTGATACCGATCGATCAGCGCACCGACGGAGTCGGCAGTCCCACCGGCCTGGTCGAGGATGACGCAGTTGCGCTGGCCGTTGGACCAGATCTCCTGCTGTTCGTCTGGAGTGATCAGACCGAAGACGTCCGGCGCAGCCTGGGCCACCGGGGCCAGCACCAACGCCGCGACGGCCAGCAAAGGGACCGCGAGCTTCTTCATGTCGGTCATCAT